AGTGCTGGTGTACCCATGGTGGTGGGTACTTCGGTCCAGGTCAGACCGAGATTTGCGGCAAACTCTGTTATGAGGTCGCGGGACCAGGCATCATAGGGCCAGATCTCGCAAAGATAGGGATTGGGACTGTACTGAGGCCGCATCAGCGCCTCATGCTAGAAATTTCTTTGGCTTCGGTATCGCTAAAGATGGGAACTGCGTTGCTCTTGTGCATGGTACCTATGCCTTTGATCTTGGTACCCGTATACACCGGAGCAGCTTTCTTGGCCGTTGTACCTAGACCTGTGTCCAGACTAGGTATGTGTGCATTGGTGGTACGTCCCGGTGGAGGAACGAGTTTGGGAAAGGGCCTAGTAAGTGGTCGACTAGTTGCAACTTTGCTGCGAGTCGCATCCACCAACGTTTTCCAACTTTGTTCAAGTTCTTCATGCTGTCGTTTCTGTTCTGCCGAAGCCCATTTGAATTTGCCCCGGCGCTTGCCTGTGGTAGTGAATTTAGGATGTTCCAGATGCATGGTCATAATATAGTCCCTTCTTCATGGTCACAGTACGTAGTATAGCACCTTTAGTGCAGGCTGTCAATAACCGTATTTACTTTTTCCGCTTTTTCGTTGAGCGCTTCGCAGATGAAGTGGGCATATCTTCGTTTGGCATCGATGTCGGTAAAATCTCCTCGGATGTCGAGGGTAACGTCGTGGGTAAAGTCTTCGGACATGACAAAGACGTCGTCTCCGTCGGTCCAGACATACCAGGGTCCGGTATCGATACCGGTGATGTAGTTGTAGTGCGTTTTCTTTTCCATGTTAGATCATAGTACATGCGTGGGAGATCTGCAACTGCAGTCATAAAGGGTCTGCTGTTACGGATGTTATTGGATGTCATTTCGGAGTTTGGTAAGAATTTCTAGAGCTGCTGGGCTGAGATATAACTTTACTGCAGGCTCTACATGTATGGGCTGATTGATGTTCCTGTAACTTTGGTTGGTGGGAACACCACCAACGCTGTTGACAAGTATGCCATCGGCCATGATATGAAAAGGATATCTAAAGGTCAAACTTGGAAATGCTACGTGAAGTGGAACGATTTTCATGTTTGAGCTTTCGGATATCCAATAACCTATGATTGAAATTGCGATCCGTGGGACCGTCAGAAACTACGGTCCAGTCAGACCGGCTAGCTGTTGTTGCAGGAGCTGCTTCTCCATTTCCGGAGTCAAACCAGCTACGGAGCCAGCCCCAGAATCCTTTTTTGCTTTGGCCTTGGGTTTAGGTTCCTTCTTGACCTTTTCCAGTGGCGGAATTTCTGCTAGAGTTTCGGGCAGAAGCGTAGGAAATGCTGCTCGGATTACTTCGGGCGTTATACTAGGGTACTTGTGTGTAAGTTTACGATCCTTGATCAACAGCACCAGTTCGGCTTCGGTGCTGTGTATGCCTTCCAGCATCTGAATGAACAGATTTTCACGTTTGGTGCGAGAAAGTTCGTTGGGTGTCAACCAGATGTAGAATCTTCGATATTCGGTGTACAGATTGGTCTCGGTATAACCCAAAGGACGTTCGACATCGTTTTTAAACGGTGGCGTTCCTTCGGGTAGATTAAAATTCAGAGCAGGGTTGAAGTTCATGTTCAAGATACCACGAAGCTGTGTGGTGTTATACTTTTGCAACACTGCGACTTTTTCTTCGTGTGTCTTGGCCTTCTCTACTTCTTCAAGCACCTGAGGTATGGTGGTCTTCATCAGAACTCCTCGATAACTTCCATCATGTTTTTCATTTTATGATGAACAAAATAATTGAACAATTTACTGCGATCTTTGTTGGGCAGACTTAGATAGGTCTGCAGGATACGTTGTTCTACATCTGCAGGAATAAAATTAAAATCCACCAGAGTCTGGTTACGAATCCACCGAGTCTGAAATTCCAGATCCTGTGGACGCTTGGCTGGATCGGTCCATTCGTCTATTTTTTTGCTGGTGATTGGACGTTGCCGAATGTTTTCGTATACACTTTCGTCGGGGCTAAGTACATTGGGGACTCCGTCTCCTTTGTCGCCACGGATCGTGTGTTCCAATAGAGCTCTCTCCGGCGTTGAGTCTGGGACCACAAATTTTTTCTGAGTTGGCGAAAACTGTTTGACATTCTTATATTTCTGCAGTTGTACAAAGTCATGATCTCCGCTGATGACCAAGAAAGGTTCGGGCTCATCGAACAGCGGATTGCCATTGCTGCTGGTCTGACTGTATTTAGCCATGACTGCAATGATGTCATCGGCTTCGGCTCCTTCGATCCACAGGACCTTGTAGGGGAAGAAGCTTTGGATTTCATCACGAATGGTATCCAGAGTGTCGAAGATGGCTTTCCAATCGAAGCCCGAATCTTCACGATCTTTTTTGCGATGCTTCTTGTAGAAAGGAAAAATCTCCTTGCGCCAGTAGTTTTTACTGTCACAGGCCAGCACCATTTCACCATAGGTATTACCAAATTTTTTCTTGTAGCCACGAATGCTGTTCAGGATCATGTGCCGAATCAATGGAACATTGATCTCAACATCGGTTCGGCCGCCGAGTTCGGCCATGAGATTGCTAATAGCAGTCTGACTGTAATCAATTACTATCACTTAGAGACTCCATAATTTCGTTATAAATTTCATCATTGGCTACGGATCGCAACCGGTCTATGAGTATGCTTTCCAGAGCCAAGATCTTGCTGGGCTTGTATCCAGCCATATGATAAGCTCTAAAGTAAAGTTTGTCAAGATCCAAATCCATGGCAATGCTATATTCTTCCAAGAAGTAGCGCCAGCTTTCGGTCATGGCATCTTCGGCACTGGGCACTCGACGTTTGATCTTTCTGAGGTGACTCAGAAACCTTAGCCGCATGCCTCCGGTGTTGGCCGTATTGCTCATGCCAACATAAAATGCTTCATTGTAGTCGTGTATGACATAAACGCCGCGACCGATGAGGCTGTTGATGTTGCCACGGCGATCGCAAAATCTGAACTCTACGTAGCTAGGTTCTGATATGTTCAGGTAACCGCAGATGTCTTGCACACTCTTGTCAATGAACGAAGGTCCAGCCAAGGTTGGGCCCATTATTTTATCACTCGTAGTATGATGCAATCTGCATTAACAATGCCATTGGGGTTGGCGGCTTTGGTGGTCAGGGCCTCCATGAATTTACGAAGCTGCACCTTGCCAGCGTTGAGAATTTCTTGTGTCTGGTCAGCAGGCTTGCGAAGGGTGCGCATGTCACTCATGTCGGGATCGTAATTCTGCAGCCTGGTTCCTTTGCACTGCAGACCCTGACCACTGTCGGTACGATACACACTTAGCTTCTTGGACTTGACATTATAAATCCAGGCCTGGCTGGCTCCAATGATTTCTACTGGGCTCACGCTGTTCAATTTAAGCTCGGCATGTTCCTTGAGATACTGGAGCTTGGCAACCTGCACCGTAGGCGGCTTAGCCTTCTTGGGACGAGGCTTGCGATTGGCCTGCTTGAATGCTGCGTACTTGTTCAATCCCTCGATCATGCCAGCCAGAAACTTGGCATAGTCCTTTTGATGTTTCTTTTTGAGATTGCTATAACCTTCAACCAGGTCCTTGTCCTTGGCTTCGATGACTTCAATGATTTCACGAAGCTTGTTCTTGAGGAACTGTTCGATCTTAGGAGCATAGGCCTTGGGTATTTCCTTGCCTTTGAGGTCTGCTTCGATGTCGAAGTCTTTGCCTTCTTTGAGGAAGTCATCCAGGGCACCTTCGATGTTGCCCAGATATTCGCGAGCCTTGGCATCCATGCTTTCCTGAATGCTGGGCCGCGGAGTGGCCTTGACTGCTACAACAACTTCATTGGCCTGAAGTTTGGCATAGACTCGCATGTAGTCACGAATCTTATTTACATGCAAGTCCGAAAGTACGGCACCACGCTGATGTATGCGACACAACCATCCAAAGGTGGGTGTTACCTCGCCTCGTGCCTTGTCAAAGCCTATGAGGCTTTCGGGCATGTGCTGCTTGATCCAGCTACGAGCAAACTTGGTGGCATCTTTGCGATCCTGTTCGGCATGATACCAGCTTAGAGCTCGCATGAGCTGAGTTTGGTAACCGGACTCGCCAGCCTTGATGGCGACGGCATTAGGCTCAATGTCAACCTTCTTGACCTTGCGGGGATCTGCTACTTTTTCAACCATTGCGCTCTCCAAGAGTATAACCTAGCACAAAACTAATCTGACGCACGCTATCGAATCTAAAGCTTCGGAAACTGTCCTTGTCCAGATCCCAGACACTAATGGCAGTGTTGCTGAGCTGTCGTTCGTCACGCTTGTCTGTGGCAGGCAAATACTTGTCCTGAAGCGAACAACGCATCTTTCTCAAAGTACCATCGCGTTTGGTGAATTCAATGTTGACAATTTCAGACCTGAGCAGGCCATGAAGCCACTCCCGAAAACGAGCCTGTTCGGCTTCGTTCCAGGTAGTATATAAGGGAGCAGAAAAATCGGTCGCTGAGTTCATAATATGTTCGGGAATGATGTTATCAGTTGTATACGTTAGTGAAAATCTGACCAGAAGTTTTACCGTTGGCAGTTAATTTGGCAGGACCTTTGCGACCCCGTACAGTTTGGATGGAACCACCACGAGCCAGGAATTCCTGGAGTTCGCGTTCGGCTTGTTCGCGCACTTCTTCTTTGCTGCGAGCAGGAAATAAATTTTTCAATGCACCCATGTCAAGCTCCTTTTTTGGTTACAAAACTATTTATCATACCACGATTATAGCACCTTTGAATACCAGAGTCAAGCATAGGGTCTTTGTCTAAGAATGAGGCACTAGAGTGTGGCGATGAGGTTACCTTCGGTGTCTTTGATTTGGATGGTCAGGCCCTCTTCGGCTCGTAGACGTTCTGCCAAATGCCATGCGCTGTTTTCGCTGAGATTGGTTCCACGATTGACCCAGCCTCCGGTCTTGGATCGTTGTATGACATTATAGCCTATGGTTTGGGGGAAATGCAAAGCATCATCACCAGTATTACTGGATTGATCGTTGATATAAAAATACGCTGCAACGATGCCTGCTATGACAAGCACAATCAACGCAACAAAAAGAAATTCAAGTATGGCATCTATCATTTTGTGTCCTAGTGCAGATTACTGGTTTTGGTTTTTATGTAGGGACTATGACCCAGAATATGTTTGGTCATCATGGCATATTCATCGGCATTGAGTATGGTGCGATACATGCTCAGGGACTGCACCATCATGCAGGCTGCTACCAGCAGCGGTGGCATGTCCTGGTCAACCAGCAAATTTTCAATGAAGTCATGAAGGGCATCATGTATGTCTGAAGCTTGGTCGTCTGATTCCATCATGTTTCCTCGTTTTCAATTAGCAGCGAATTAATGTTGTCGGCTATGTCATAGCCCCACATCCAATTATTTTCATTGGCTTCATCCCATTCTTTGGAATCAGGATCGGCATCAATGTAATCTTCGATGCCATTGGCAAACCAATCTGCGAATATTTCGGGATCAATAAAACCATCGTCACCGACGACACCATGTCGAGTGAGAATGTCTCGAATCATTTCGATGTTGCTGGAACCATCGATGCAGGATTCAATCTCATCGTCGGAAAGTTTTCGTACATCAAGCATTTGATTCCTCGCGTTCTAAAACTTGTTCATAGATACCAAAGCACAGGTCCAAGTCATCGGGTATGGTGGCTAGAATTTCTTCGGAAGCCATCTGTGCATATTCATAATGATCCTCGACACCGTCTTCGTAAATACCGCAAAATGCCAGACCGGGCTCGTGATACATGAGATGTACTGCATAGCCCAAACTTTCCAGATGTTGAAGAAATTCTTTGGGATAGCTCCAGGGAGTATCGAATTCTACGATGATGCGGTCTTCGTCGCATTGTATGACCTGTATGTCATTTTCGGCGACGTCCCATTTAACGCCCCAGTTTTCTATGCTCCAGGCATAGTCCCATGCACCCGTAGGGTTGGGCAGAAATGCCGAAAATAATCCTTCGCTTTGCAGCGCCAGATTGAAACGTTTGATCTTTTCTGGATCATCACTGGTAACCGTAAGGTTGTTGTTGCACCAATTAGGCATGATTCATCCTTTTGCGAATTAGGTCGCCCAGACTTCCACCACCCTGAACATCAATATGATCTACAATCTTAGCACATTGATCTATGGTCATGGAAATTAATTTTTTGACTTCTTGATCGTAATCACTGCCCCAATCAATGTAGTCTGAACCAGGTCCCCAGGATTCATCTTCCCAAAAAACAAAGCCAGCTTGTTTGAGCAGTTTGAGTTCTGATGCTGTAAAAGTTTCCATTAGAATATCGCCGCCAATATACCTGCAAAATTAAGAGCACTAACAAAAAGGTTAAACCAACCCCACTTATTTTGACCTTGATCGAACTGAACCATAGCAGCCCAAAAGCACACTACAGTGAAAAAAGCATTCATGGTTACGCCAGCTATATCAAACATAACGGTTTTCTAGTTCTTTGATGACTGCTTGCATGGCACGATCCCAACCTTCATCTTCGCCCATCCATTTGATGGTGCTGAATTCTTGTTTGAGATCTTTGATGATGTTTTTGGTCAGAGCTGCAGGGAAGGCATCGCCGGGGTAGCTTAGATCAATGCTACGAGCCGATGCCTGGGCTAAGTTTCTTAGACGTTGGTTCATGGTAAGATGTTATAGCAGATGCCCTGAGCACTGATTTTCTTGACGACATTTTGTTGTTCTAGTTCTTGTTCAAGAAGTCTGAGTTCTTTGCGGTCACGCACCACAGGCTGATCAACTTTGAGTGTAATGAAGCGCTTTCTGTAGTTGATGTGTATGCCCTTGGCAGCATAGCAGAACTCTAGCCGCAACTTTAGGCGCTCGGCTTGCAGGCGTTTGCGATCTGAATACAGGCTGGCATTGACGCTGTTGCGCATGCGTGCATCCAGGTAGGCCCAGAGCTTGTTGCTGGCTTCGGTGTTGTCAATTTCTTGCATCTTCATGTCATTCTCCTTACTGTACTGCTATTCTAGCACCTTTGAATACCCGAGTCAAGCAACGGGTCTTAGAAGCACTGCGTAACGTAATGAGTAATGGCACCTGTGTAGTCACGAACTGGAGCCTGCCAGCATTGCTGTCGGTAACCCGAATGCGGAACATGCACATGCGGCTGGGGCTGGTACATTGGCTGCGGCTGGTGCTGCGGATACACCGGATAGTTCTGAACTCGAACTTCAGGCTGGCGGATGCTCAGATAGGTAATGGCAGCTACGCCTAAAGCAATGTTTTCGCTTCGCCCCCAGGCTTGGGCATCAGAAGCCACAAGAGCAGAGCTGGCAACTAGACTGGCAATGAGAAATTTCTTCATTAGCGTACTCCGGTACGATTAAGTTTGGGTTTGAGTTCTGAAATTAGCTCCCGCTCCAGCATGTGAGCTTCGGCTTTGCCACGTACAACGGCAACTATTTCATATTCGTGCGCTTCGGGACCATGACGCTCTATGCTGTTGCATAAAGGCCAGCCCTTGGCTTCGTTGAGTGCACGCCAGACGTGCTTTTGAATGCGGACTCGGAGGTCCTTGAGCCGCCAGCCTACGGTGATGCCTATGTAGATCTGGCGGGTTTTGGTGCAGGTAATCTGATAGACTATGTGTCTGCGATCGCTGCGGGCTTTGCGTTTTTTAATTTCCATGCTACGATTATAGCACCAAACAAAGCCCCTGTCAAGTCAAGGGGTATTCTAAAACTACAAGCAAATCAATGACTTACATGACCTGCGGTTCGTTGCCGTTTTTGAACCCCCAGAAACCACCACGAGCCTCTACGGTCTTCTTGAGATCTTCGAGCGCCATGGGCGTGTAGTCGAGCCGTTCGACGCTGACATTGAAGTAGCGCGGATCAATGCTGCTAGGATCACTCTCATCAACTAACACTTGACGCTGATGAAGATGACCATGCACATTGATGCCAAAACGTCCCATGCTGTGCGGGTGTACGGGCACATGGCTATAGATAACACCATTTTTCACATCATAGGCTCGGATATCTTCGAAATGTTCAGCATAGTCCTTGAGCTTGAAGATGTCGTGATTGCCTTTGACAAGGATTTTACGACCACGCATGGCCTTGAGGTACTGAAACCCCCAACGACCTATGACAACGTCACCGAGCACAACTACTGTATCTCGATCGCGCACCACAGCATTCCAACGATCCACCATGACAGCATGCATTTCATCTACGTCAGAAAATGCCCTGAGCGGCGCACCATCGTCACGCTTAAAGGTAAGTATGTTCTTGTGACCAAGATGAAGATCACTGATGAAAAAACGATTCATGACCAGCTCGCATGTTGTTCCTTGACGGTTTCCATTCCGTCGTATTCATGTATGTGCCAGACAACATCGTCTGGGATGTTTACTACCTTCAATTCCGCATGTCGACCATTGGCTTCGGGGCCCAAGACTTCAACTATATGGACCAGGTCCGGATCATTTCTTGCAAGATCTTCGGCATACATGGGTTTGCCAGGTTCACTGTACCAATAATCTACATCCCAGTCATCACAGGCATGCGCCCAGCCCTTGCGTTCGGCGATGATGCGATGTGCTTCTGATGACAAACCAAAACCACCGTAGCAACGATTTATAACAACTTTCATGATTTCACCTTATCCTGTTCAAGCCATAATTCTAAGGTATTTTCTTCGATTTGCCAATACCGTTCCACCGCATGCATGGCAGATTTTTCGTCAATGAAGTGCCCCAATACCTTTTCGGATTCGTTGGTAAAAGGTACAGCATCGGCATAGACTTTGGCAATCCATAGGGTGCTGTTCATGACCAGGTGCCAGGCACTGCCTATGATTCTACCATCATTTTTTCTATAATAGTAGTTCATGCTGCTGGTATTTTTCCAGGCGTTATCCATTGTTCCAGGTCCATATGATGCGATATCTGCCCCAGATGAATCTTCGGAGCACAATACCATTGTCTAAAAAGATGGTAGCCAGAGAAACATGATGCCTGCTTGCACCATTTTTCTCTGACTGTGACCAATATGTATTGGTGCGTGTAATCTCAAAATGCAGTTTGCCCAAACGATAGGATCTAGTCTGCATCTTTGGTCTCTCCGTTGGGTCCGGAGATATCGTATCGACCTCCACAACCGCCACAATAAAACCATGACCAACCAAATCCATTGTCATGATACTTTCCACCTCGATGACCAATCTCACCACATTCTTTAATCAAGGCATTCTTGGCAGGATAATAAACGGTCTTATCATATTCTGCCATGAGCTCAGACATTTTTTTGTTTCGAGCTCTATCTATTTCCCATCTGCGTTTAGCAAAATCACTCATGCTTCTTCCTTATGGTCCAAGATTCATCATCGATCTTTTTCCATATGACGGTATCACCTTCCTTAAATCCTGCAGCAGCAAGTATATCCGGAGGCAATTCAATAAAGTAATCGTTGGTATATTCATCAAATTGAACTTCAACAGTAGCCTTCATGGCATTTTGCCTTCTTTTAAAGTTAAACCCTGCTCCCATTATACTTCTACATACTTTAGAGTAAATTCTTCAGCACGTGATTCATAGCCAATGTATCCTCTTGGATTACAGACAATACGTGTATTGCCTATATTGTAATCAAATACGTCATGGGTATGTCCGTGTGTCCACAACTTGATCTGAGGATGAGCTAAGATAAAATCCTCAAGATCACTACTGTATGCACCATTCATTTCTACATCTTCGGCATACCTTGGCTTGACACTTTTCTTGCTTGGAGCATGATGTCCTACAACCACATACTTTTTATTTGTATCATAATCAACAACGGCTTTTATATGCTTGAGAGTATTTTTATGTCTAATTACAGTGTCTGAGGGAGTAAGTCTGGCATATTTACGAGTACTATTACGAATGATTCTGTAATCATTCATCATCTCTTGAACCATCATCAAAGTTGTTCTATCACCGTTGTTCATATCAGTCCACAAAGTGGCACCAATAAAGGTAACATCACAAATTTCTTTGCAACTCTGTTCTAGAAAATGTACATTATTAAAGGCAGAACATTCTTCTTCTAGGTAATTATAGGCATCAGGATACTTGCTATGGTAGAACTCATGATTGCCAGCAATATAGATTACATGAGGAAACTCTGCACTGCACCTGGCTAAAAATTCCCTGTATCGTTCTGCAGTACCTCGTCTAGTCAGTTCATCCACAAATTTAACATCATCTGCTTTGAAGTCATGTAGCTCCTGCGCAGTCAGGATATCACCGCCAAGAATTAAAACGTCAGCACCATCGTTATTAAGAACGATATCACCAAACTCTAGATGTAGGTCGCTACAGATTGCTATCTTCATTCGTTGGGTCTTTCTCTATACTCAGACTTAGGTACATAGGGAAAAGTTACTGGCACTCGGCTTCCTTGGCCAGTGAAATAACTTTTACGTATCTCACCTTTTTCATTCACATACCAATCATAGAAAACGATGCCATTGATATCATATGCACCATCGTTATCTTTGAACACATGACTGCAACGCTTGTTTTGCCACAAAGGTCCGCCATTCTGTTCTGCTACATTTACCCATTCCCAATCTTCACCAGTCAAAGGAACAATAGGTTCGAACATAGCAAGTTTCTTGAATAGATCAATAGTATAAGGCGCAGTAGTTCCAGAATGTCCTTCTCCATGAAAGACATCTAGTAACTCTAGAACATGCTTGCAAATAGCTTCCTGCATTTCATCTTTAAATTTACCATGCTCATCAGTCCAACCTGCTGCTCTAAATTCTATCATGGCATGTTTTTCGTAGTTGTTCATTGTATAACCTCACTAAATGTTGTTTTATCATATTGTGTAGAGTATGACCATCGTTTATGGCACTCTATACAGTCAATGGTTCCACTTGTAATATTGCCGTCTGGATTCAAATTATTACCATGCTTGTCATAGACAGGATTATAGTACATGGCAGTAGTCACGCTATATCCATACACAAATTTACAATGACGGTCACAATCAGGATTCGGATGTTTCATTTCAATTTAGTAATTAGATTACGTAACATATCCATAGCCTTATCTAAATACTCTTCAGAAATTTCTAATCGTTCTTCTAAGAATCGAATTTGATAATGATATTTCTCTCGCTCGAGTACTGCATCTTTATCGGGTTGTGGAATATATGCTTCACCCCTGATTACCATATACGGTTCTATGGCATTAGTGTAAATCTTTAGCATTGTATTATAAAGAGTTTCCTGCTCTTGCTTGGTCATTCCAGGTGACAGTGGATTATGGGTACCTTCTATTCTATAATTTTCTTTAGGTAGTCCATAATCATGCCTAAAAGTAACACACATTGCAGTAATAATTTCTTGTTTAGTTCTCATCTCTCACCTCAAAAATATAGTGCCCGCCTCGACGACTCTGTACCCAGGTATCAAACCAAAGAATGTTATTCTCTTGCATGGCCCTTATGATGTCCTCATTACCAGACCAACCAGCGGTGCTGATGTGATATTGATATTTGTCTGCTGGATCAGATTCATTTTCCTTAAAATAACCTTCTGACCATCCCCAACTACGTAAATGCCAGATGTTTGCAATAAACTTGAACCAACCTCTAGGATCATTATAGGACCAGTTCTTTATGTGTTCAAGTGCTTGTTCAGTCGGATAACCATCCTCATCTAGATATTCTGTATTCATGTTCTGGTACACTCATGATAAATTTCGTACACAACAGCATCCATGCGCCCCAGGACATAGGATGCCAGCATAAGCGCTACAACAAAGCTTAACCTAAGCAAAAACTTAACCAACGTCATATCGCATCCACATCAAAATGGCAACATATACAACAAATACAACGGCTATGGCTAGGGTACATCGCATCTCAAATTTTGTCATCACATGTACTCTCCCAGGCCCAATTGACAATTATCCAATCTTCCAAACAATCTTTAAAACTAAACTTGGCATCAACTTCGGTCTTACCAAATTTCTTGCACATTCTTTCATACCAATAAGGCCAGTATGTCCGTTTAATTTCATCTTCAGAAATAGTTACAATGTAACCGCCAGTGTCATCTGCTTCTGGATGGTCTGGATCATATTCATTATATGAATACCATTTCATCTTGGATCCATTCCGCCATCGGAAATACAATCAGTATAACTGGTATAATGTTTTTCTTTGATGTTTCTAAGGCATTCATTATAACCAGCTCGGTATACAGTACGTAATAGCAGTTCCATGCCAGGAACAAGGGTCATACTAGATCGAGCTATTTCGATTACTTGGTCTTCATAGGTCATGGTGCAGGATACGCTGGTGGTAAAACACGGTTGATTAAATCGGATTTGATTTGATTGCTCATGTCATGACTACACATGATTATGGTCTGTACAATATCATAGAGGTCGGCTCTAGATCCAAAAGTGCCCACAAAAAATCCATGGGGGTTAGCATACCCCCGGAATATGATTGAACTATGGACCCAGATAAAATCATTTAGATTGATGTCAGGGAATCTTGAACGGTTTTTAAAGACCCAGTCTTTATACTCAGAGTGATTGCCTGCTACAATAAAGTATCGCTCTATTCTGGCGGCCATGTCAGTCTAGAACATAGTAAGCATGGATACTGAACTCCAGGTCAGGAACTTCGGCCTCGAGGTCACCATCAAAATCATCAGCAATGTCAAACTCTTCTCGTATGTAACGATCACGCCAGGCCTCGGCACTGGCTCGGTTTGCAAAAACGTTGAGAATGGTGCTCTGAGCACTAGCTTCGGCATTGTGATCGAACTGTTCCAGAATCCAGACTTTGTTCATTTCGAGCTCTCAAGAAAATTATAAAAGTTTATGGTACGATCAACACTGTTGGCCCAACGATCAAATTCATTCAGAGGGCAGCTGATGTCTACAAAGAAGTCGGGGAATGCCCAGTAACGAAAGCGATACAGCCGATTGCCTTTCTTAGCCATGGCACCCATCTTGAAGAAGTCTCTGTCAACTTCAAACCCTCGACGCTTGAGTAAAGTCTTAAACTGACTTGGAGACATGCCCCATAGCTGATCTCGATCGGGTTTCTTAAAAAGGTATTTGAATTTCATTTAGAACTTCCTCAGGTAGTCGGCAACTGCGTCAAGGTCAGGTTCGATTGTATCCAAAGCAGCCAGCGTCATCATTTCCATGACAATGTTTACTTGTTCTTTGCCAAATACCAGCATGAGTGCTGTGATGGCATCGGCACTCTCAGCAGTCCAGAGTCTGTCTGCGATGGTGCATTGGGTGGGGGTCAAACCTTCGATGCTGATCATATATTCTCCATGGTTCACGATGTCTGATTGTAGCACACCTATGCTAGGTTGTCAAGCCCCAAGCGTTGTTGGATCACGTCTCGGGCAGCACGCAAAGCAGCGTTCCAGGAGGGAGTGTCGTATGGATTGCCGTCAGAGCCTATGCCACTGTAACCCATAAGATCATCAAGAACTTCCAGCACAACAGGAATATCTGAAAGATTGCACATGCAACTTGTAAATTCAGGATCATGCCTATCAATCTGCATGAAGTCCCAGTCCGGACAATGGTGAAAAAAATTATGCATGTTGGTTATTCCATGAGTCCAAAGTGTTTTCGAATACGATATTTGGCCCAATCACCGTTGCTGTATGGACCACGGTCCAGCAGTTGTGCACAGCATTCTTCTACGATCAATTCAGCGAACTTTCGGCATTCGGGCTGGTCCCAATGACCCAGGCCGAACATGTCTGCCTGGTATCCGGCCTGGAGAGCAAGTTCTCGAATTCGGTCGTTCATGGACGATATTCCAGTTTGATGCACTTCCAACCATTGCGCTTACACCACCAAACACGGTATAACGCTTTTAGCAAGCTCTCGCCTCGGTATATCTCTAACCAGTAGAAGTGGTCACTGTTCACTGCGGATTCCCAGGCTTTAACTTCGTAGGTATTTCCCATTACCAGTCCCTGTGGTCAGTAATGGTGACAACAAAATCACCATCGGTATTCTTGTGAGTAATCTGAAAGGTTGCTCTGAGTTCATAGCCAATACCAGAGTCTTCATCATGTTGAGTCAGAGTAACAAATCCTACATTGCCAGTGGTATGAATAGTATCAAACAGTTCTTTAATTCTCTCTATTTCTCGCTTACATAATCTAATGGTGTTCATTCTTCAACTCCGAAATGTTGTTGGATTCCTCTGGCAATCTGCTCTTGGCTAGGAGGCACAGCCCATCTTGTTTCTTTAGCCACATCAGCACATTTCCGAACAATCAACTCGGCGAACTTTTCTATACCTTCCCTAGCATAGTCATCCAGTTCATCCCAACAGCCCTGTGCTGTTAGCCCTGCTTGATATAGGCAGTTTTCAATATTTTTATTCATGTGTCACTCGCTACATCGGCCTGAATTAATTCTGCAGCAACCTTCCAATAATTATGTCGATCCTTGGCCATCTCGTGTTGAATCATTAATAAATTTACGATGCGATTACGCTCGGACATGACACCCTGATTAAATGTACCATAATTAGTCGGTGGATTGGGTAATTTGTTATCGTTAACTAATTCGAAATGCTGACTTAGTTCCTGTGCTATGCGGGGTCTGGTGGTATATTCTACGCTGGAATCCAATACAGTATCAATACATTCAGCAACAATTAACCGAGCAAACTCTAGATTGAATATCTTGGTAAATTCAGTATCATCAAGGCTTGCTGGCATGTCCAGAGTGATCTTTTCTGCCTCTCTCTCTAATCGTTGTAATAGTTCTTCGTTCATGGCTTGCTCTTTAACTTTTTAATTTCAGCCTTTAGACGACGATTCTCTAATAAAGCATGAGAGCATTTTTCTTGCATGTCACGCATTTTCTCAGCAAAGTCCCTATCAGCGGGGGTTAGGTCTTCGTCTGGTGTGATAATAAACTTACCCTTTTCCCAATCAAATCCCATGTTTGTACTTCGTACAGCGACCATGGGACGAGAACCAACAGTTGTATATGGCAGTTTAATCATAATCATGACCTCTGGGTCTTCGTAATGACCTTCACGGTGATAAAGATTTACTACACGATGCAACTCACTTAGTTTCATTCTTCAACTCCGAAATGTTGTTTCATTTCCATGGCAACTTCAACCATGCCGTCATTCTCCAGTTTCTGGCAACATTCCCGTACAATCAACTCAGCAAACTTTTCTAGGCATTGTTCATCAGCGTTTCCACATAGAAAATAATGCCGAGGAGTCTCGTTATCAATATAGTTAAGCATTCCAGACTCTAATCCTAGTTTAATAATTCGTTCGTTCATTCTTCAACTCCGAAATGTTCTTGAATCTCTACAGCACAATCATGTCTACCTGACCTAGCATCAATGTTATCTTCGCCATCTACATCTTTACAGATAGCAATACATTCCCGAACAATCAACTCGGCGAACTTTTCTTTATTAAATTCTCTTACGGGTAAAGGTTTAACACTATCGCCTGCGGTCAAGAAGCCTGTAGATTCTGTTGCTTGTTCAATTAGTTCTTTAATTCGTTCGTTCATTCTTCATTTCCACATTTTTAAGGTTTCCATCCTTATCAAAAGTAAATCTACAATTGACGGGATCGTCAAAGTTTACACTAATTGGATTACGACCGGCGTTGTAATATTCTTCACTCCACCAGATATGATCCTCATAAACAATATCACCGTTTTCTAAGCGAGTAACACCGGGAAATGGATTTTTAATCGTTGTCATTTTTTACTTCTTTATTAATACCAAAGTGTTTCATCAAATCGCCGGGATACATCCACGGTTCAGTCTCATCAAACTTATCACATACTACCCGCTCACATTCCATAACAATCAACTGGGCGAACTTTTCAAACTTGTCTTCAATACCAAGTCGTTCCATTTCCGGCTGATGAAAACCAGCCTCGTTAAAAAGTTTTTGAATTCGTTTGTTCATTTAAGTAATCCTTTATAATAATGATATAGTCCCAGAATTAGATTCCAGTCTCGACTGGAACCACAGTTCAAATGCTTTCTATAATACTCTACCTGACTACGGATAAATTCTTGGCTCATTATCAACTCCAAAACATTTGTTTAATAAAACTGAAAATGACCATAAACATGGTAAAGTAAGCGGCCGCACCTACCATAAGTAGATATACAACGGCCCACCAACCGGCCCGGTCACCGTCCGTCATTCTCGAACTCCGAAATGTTGTTGGATTCCTCTGGCAATCTGCTCTTGGCTAGGAGGCACAGCCCATCTTGTTTCTTTAGCCACATCAGCACATTCCTTGACAATCAACAGGGCAAACTTTTGGCATTCGGGCTGGTCCCAATGGCCAAAGCCAAACATATCTGCTTGATATCCAGCCTCAAGAGCCAGTTGTCGAATTCGTTCGTTCATGCTGCTACCTCCACAACTTTAAACTGTTGGTCATCCCGTTCAAATAATCGAGCTGTATATTCTGCTGCTTCTCGGGTAGCATAAAAATCATTTTGAAACCATGGTTCCCAGTCAGACCATTCCATGTGTGATGCAAAATAGCAGCCATTGTAACAGCGTCGTTGCGGATCATCTATGACCAATCGACCACGTCTGATGTGTATGGTATATGTCATCGGCAAACCTCGATATCAGCCTGGGGTTCTGCTCTGGCAGCATTTCTGTATTTAATCACCAGTTCGGCCAGACTATAGTAATTGCCCCAACTATTCACCGGATTATACTGTTTAAGACGATCCTTGTCCTGAATCAGAATATTCAGGGCTTGGTCCAGCAGCTCTGCGATGTCGCTGGCTTTGTGCAAGGGAGGTTCGCATTCGTCTGGACGCCAGAGAATGTTGTACAGGGTCAGTCCATGGTCCAATTTTACCTCACTGGCCATAGGGCCCAGATTATGGGTAATGTTTTCATCAAAGATAGCAGTGGGTCGCATGACCATGAGACGAATGTCCAGGCTCATTGCTTGTCTCCATCGAGGGCACTAATCAGTTCTTGATTGGTCACTTCTCTTCAACTCCCATAGTTTATCATGGTAGGCATCCCTGTATATGGCAATGGCTATGATTAAAGCAAGCATCACAACCACTGCAACAGCCATATAAAATAAATCGATATAGCCTATAACCAATAACGCCGCTAAGATGCTAAAGTATGTCCAGATTATCTTGGTGGCATGCCATCTTGCCTGAGATTCGTTGCTCATCATGCTGTGATCCTAAGTTCCTGGGCCGGGAAGTCTATGCGACCCTCGTACACCAGCTGGCTACGTTCGAAGTCGGTCAGGTAGTCGTCGGCAACCACTTCCCAGCTGATGATGTACTCAGAGTACAGGGGATTGTCGATTTCGATTTCATGACGTAGACTCTGCACGGTAGCGTTGACAGCGTTGAAGGCTGTAAAGTTTTTAATGACGTACTCGCTGCCGCCCTTGGCTTTCCACCAGGGGTTATCCTCAGAACCATAATTTTCCAGAACCTGGGTAACAATCAATAACTTGGCCATGACGAACTCCTTGGATTTTGAATAACTACGATTCTAGCACCAGCACAACCGGTTGTCAAGCAAAAGCTCGAGCTTTTTTATGAGCCAGCTCCCTGACACAATCGAAGGCTGCTTCGACAGCATTGGTATACGCACTGTCCGAAGTAAAACTGTTGAATTTGCAGGCTACGACCCAGTCTGAATCAGTAGTTTCACGGGTCTGAACCACTATGTCCGCTCCGTGACGACGGGGATCGTGTTGCAGACTGATGACTCGAACTAGCCCCAGGTCTCGTATGATACGCATTGCAGTTCCTTTTTTATCTAACATACTTGAATTATAGCACCAAACAATACCCGAGTCAAGTGAAGGGGTATTACTATAAGTTCATCTGCTGCAATACACACCCTTCTTCAGGTCAGGTCTGTATTCCCAGCACCAAAAGTCACCTAGGCCTGACATGTGTCGGGTAGGAAAGTACCAGACTTTTCTGTAGCCAATATGCTGCATAAACTTGTGCCAGTACCACCTAATCACGTTCAACTCCGAAATGTTTCTGCAAAGTCTCATCGGCACTCAATACGTTATATTGAATACCACCCACGTTGACGTCTGTTGTGTAATCTTCCAAGAGATCCATACATTCTCTCACAATCAACTCGGCGAATTTTTCTGGATCAAAGTAAGTGAATCGGTTCAGACCCATAATACCCGGAATAAACCCAGCCTGTTCAGCCAGTTCTCGAATTCGTGGGTTCACTCGTCGACTCCTAGTAGCTTATGTACTTTCTTGGTAAAATGTTTATTTAACACTAAGTCGTCAAATACAAACACCAACATAATGCTAAGCAAAAGCATTAAAAAGCTGCTAACAATTACAAAAAACTCCATCATAGTTCAACCTCAAAATGTTCCCTAATTGTGGCCAGTGCCTCTTTAACACCATAAAGATTTGCTTGCTCTCGCTGTTTGCAGATTTCTAGGCAGTCCAAAATAATTAGCTGGGCGAACTCTTGGTCATAGGCATGTAGAAAAGTATAATTTATTTCACCAATTTCATCAACAAAGCTACCAAAGGTTTCCTCAGTATCAATCCAAGCCTGTTCAGCAAGTTGTTTAATTCGTGGGTTCACGATTGAACCCAACCCTCTGCTTTTGCCATATCGGCAGCAGCGCGGACGATGGCTCGGCGGGTGGCGGCGTAGGGGTCCCCATTTACTGGCTCAAAAGCGTCAAACAAGAGTTTTCCAGCATATACATCTTTGTTGTCGCCAGGAATGACAACCTGCACCTCTAACTTCACCGCTAGCCGCAGCGCATCCCCGTCGTCGGTGAGTGGGTTCCAATACACCCCATTAGACAAATATAGTCCGCCACCAGGCACATGTTCATAGTAGGGCTCACCTATAGCTTTAGCAGCCAGCTCTAATAGCTTTTCATCATTCATTATTCAATTTCTAAATATTTAGGAATCTTTTTGGCAACGTGCCCATATATAAATCTACAATTCAACTCACAGGTTGGATTAGGGTTCATGTTCCATCTCCAAAAGGCAGTCGTTTCTTTTGCATGGGAAATGGCGTGCCAAGGCTCTCCAGCCAGCAAATCTGACACCACACACCTTCGTGGCCTTTGATGTTGCTGATGATGCAGTGCGGGTGTTCGCCATGCTTGGGGCAGGTGATGACATGGGCGTCGTACATCCCCACTAGTTTCATAGTTTGGTCGCTGTCGTTATTCATTAACTAATCTCAAAATGTTCTTTAATCTTATTGGAAACATAAATCATAGCCTCATTAAAGCCTTCATAATATTCGCCCTTGGCTTCACTCCATTGACTTTGTTCTGAAATTTCGGCACATTCCTTTACAATCAACTCTGCGAACTTTTCGAGTCCTTTTTCAGAGTTGATCATGGTGCCGATGATTTCAGATGGCACAGCCGTCCGCCATTCACCGCCATCTTTTACTAAAAGATTTCTGTCATTGTAGTCCCATACACCGTCGATGGCAGGAATACCCGCTTGTTCAGCAAGTTGTCTAATTCGTTCGTTCATCGCTTGCTCCTTGTTGTTTACCATACCACTATTCTAGCACCAGGGAATACCCGAGTCAAGCAACGGGTCATTCTGTAGCGTATCGAAGTTCCTCAATGGCCTCGGCCAGAGTGTCGAAGCCTGTAGCATCGTAGCTTCCATCATAGAGGGCTACGTAATAGCTTCCGTTGCCAGGACTGGCTTCACGATCGAAGCCTGCTTCGCCAGCATCAGTGAAATACTTAATGACTCTAGTAATGATCTGGTCAGACATTTTCGATAGCCTCTGACATGAAACGGGGGCTGAGTTCGTTGAGGTCCAGCATGTGAGCTACATCATCGGCTTTCATGTAGCCCAAACAGGCTCTGAGCAACACTTCTGTGTCTACGACACCCTGGGCAACCAGGTCTAGGGCGTAACTACGAACATCCGGGTCTATGGTCATCTTGGATTCCTTATTCATCATACATGTATTCTAGCACCTTCGAATACCCGAGTCAAGCAACGGGGTATTCAGGGAATTCTAGCCCATGAGCCACGTCATCACCATAAAGATAACTTAATGATTTCCACACACTATCCGTGACTCCGTTGGATTCGCGGTGATTCACATAGATCCATTTGAAAAAGGCATCGTGGCCTCGGGCCTCAGCATACTTTTCCGCTCGAATAAGAAAGTCCATATCTGCTCCTAGACTAAATCAACCTGAACATCTATGGTAACACGCTCATTCTTGTGATTGTAGACTCGGACGGGTTTGGCTATGCCCATGGGTCGATCGGTATGGTTGAACTGCCCCAAGCCCAGCTCGGTCAGAACATGGCTTACTGCGAGACGCTGATCCACGAACGTCATGCCTTCCAGGGCACCAGCTACTGTGGTGTGAAACGCTACGCCATTGACGATGACTCGGATCTTCTGGCTATTCTTTAGACCTACGACTAGACGATTACGCATGGACGAGCTCCTGATTACGCTGTAAAATTTCTTTGCCCAGCACCAATTGCTTGGCTGGATCCAACGAAACTCATCTGCTTCGGACTACCCTCTGCAATTTGTCTGTTCGGTTTCGTCTTCACCATAACAATCATTCTAGCACCTTCGAATACCCGAGTCAAGCAACGGGTCTTTAGGGTCTAACCATCTGCAAGTATTCAGATCCGGCCCAGATGCTGCATTCGAAACCCGTGGAACGAGCCCAGGTCAGAGCAGCTTCCAGGGTCTGAAACTCTCGGGTCGTACCAAAGTTTATGAGCTGAACCTTATACATGGTTCTGAGCCCGAGCTCTGAGCTCCTGGGAGACTCGACACAGGTCGCTGATTAACGCTCGCTGTCGACGCTTGGGTGCGTGTCGAAGCAGGTCTACGACAACGCTTTCCAGGTAACCCGCAGCATAACTGTGGTTTCCGTAGCAGGCCTGGCTGGCGTTACTGAGCTCGGCTACGACGGTCTTCATCTCGTCCTGAAGTTCTGTGGTCCACATTCCCATGGTTGCTCCTGCATTCTAGTATTCGAGATCGTACCAGCTTGCGTCAGCCTCTATGGGCCTGTGACGATCTGACAATAGTTCTTCATGCTGCAGGCTGAGCTCATCCCAGACTATGCAGACATCTTCATGGGTCACACCAAACTTGGCTGCAATCTCATGGAAATTCAGCTCAGCTAACTCAAGCTCTTCCATGATGTCCATGTATAGGTCTTTCATTCTAGACATCGTCAATCTCACTGGTAAAAGTCAACGGATTCGTCGTAGCCAATGGCGTCGAAGATTTCTTCGAGCACTGCGGTGTCACGCATCTCACGTACATTGGGACGCATGGTGCAAATGCTGTCAATGAAATCAACGACCCGGTCCCAGGTCATGTTGAAGTTCTTTGCGGTGTCAATGACTCTTGACACTGCTTCATCACCTTCGGCACTGAACATTCCATAACGACTTTCGAACATCGGCTTTTCCTTCAATTTCTTATTTAACATGTCTTGATTATAGCACCAATCTATACCCGAGTCAAGCAACGGGTCTTTCAGAGGATTACGCTGTACCAGCCTTCGCGCTCGATCCGGCGCTTGCAGCGGAGCATCTTAGCACGAAGCTTCAGCATCGCAGGACTGGGAGCTGCATGAATTCCACCCAGCTCACGCATCTTGGTTAGGGCTGCATCACGCTCCATGTAGGTCTTGACAGCTGCTGCTGGGATGCGGCAAACGTGTCCGAAGAATGGGCTAACATATACGGTATCGCGGATCATTTTCATTTCCTTTGTCATCATAACATACAGTCTAGCACCAATCTATACCAGAGTCAAGCAACGGGTCTTTGCACAGAATGCGTTTTTGCGAAGAACCCCCGCCGTCCACCCCTCCGTGTCGGATTCGAACCACAACTACATACTAGCACCAATCTATACCAGAGTCAAATCAAGGGGTTTTTAACATCTATAATGATCCCCGTGTTTGCTTGGCTTCAAATGTTCCTGCATGGGGCTTGATACACTAGCCCCTAAGCAAACGTAGATTCAGAGGATTTTCATGAAAAACACAGAAATCCCCGTAGCTAAGTCATTGATTTACAAGCACTTTTTTCCAAGCAGATCTCCCGACCTGCTGGATATCAGCCTAGACGTCGTGTTCTATCATGAACCAGCTTAGATTGATCAGACAGCCCGTGACCAGCAAGGTTGCCAGCACATTCAGCGCTTCGTTGATGCCAGCCTCGGGACCTAGCTCGGTAACATGACCAGCGATGCCGATCAACACCAGCATACCCACAATCAGACCTGCTGTACCCATGATTTTTCTCATCGCAATTTCCTTTATCATCATAACCTTGATTCTAGCACCGTTTCCAACCTTTGTCAAGCCTAGGCTCAGGCGCCCTGGGTCAGGACATAACGGGCAAAGTTCTTCCAGTTATCACCAGCGGTCTGACGAATCTTCACAACCTGGATCAGGCTGCGGAGGCTCAGGGTCTCTACGCTGTCAACAAAGCTCTTCAACAACTCCAGGGCTTCGGTCTTCTCGGCATCCGTAGCCTCGGGCATGAACTCTGCACTACCGGCAATCGTAGTCATGCGCTCTAGCTTCTGAGCTGCAGTCATGGTTAGATCCACGCACATGGCCCGGGTGCGGATGGCCTGGTCAATGTCGTTGAGACTGCGGTTGGTAATGAATATGATCGATCCCGTGAACTTGAAGGTACGATCCAGATCGTCGTCCTTCAAATCTGCATTCCAGGAAATCCAACGGTCACTGTAGCTATCCAGGGCTCCCTTGAGCAGGTTGAGCGCTACGGGATCCTTGAGCACGCTGTCGCAATCATCGAACACCAGGGTCATGCCATTGCCTTCCTGCAGGCTACGGAACAGTCCCTTGGCTGTGCTAAAGCCCTTGATGACTCTGAAGCTACGACTGCGGTTCACTCTAGCCCCAACCTCAAAGTCAGCCATGTCGGTAACATCTGTAAGTCCGACCTTTCTAAGGCTCTGCAACACGGTATGGGTCTTGCCCAATCCGCCCGGACCGCTGACAATGGCACTTGCCATGGTACGGCTGCTTACCATCTGCACCATCTGCTCTACGAAGCCAAAGCGTTCCGTAATGCCAAAGCTCTCTGTGGCTGCCTGACTCACGGCAGCTGTCGTAGCCTGGGGTGCTATGTTGCCACCCAGCTGCAGGATGCGCATTTCAACGTATTCTCTGCGGGTGCTGCGCACTTTCTTACTGCCTACGAACGCATAGAACTGTCGACTTTGAGCATCGAACTTAATGGAACTGGTAGCTTGCATTTGAACTTGGCCTTTATCACTTAACATGCTACGATTATAGCACCGTTCTATACCCGAGTCAAGCAAAGGGTCTTTGGTTTGGGTGGGAAATGCTGAGAATGCGTTCTTACTAAGCCAAAGCATCTCTGGGTGCCTGCTGAGAATGCGTTCTCAGTAACTGTTTACGTCCCAGTCAGCGAGCTCATCATCGTCGTCAAGGGGCGGTACGACCATCCAGTCATCGAAGGTGCGTATGTCTCCGTTGCTTGACTGTTGCAGCTGTCGGATGTTCTGCAGATTGTGCGCTACGTCGGGATTGGCCTGCATGTAGGCGCGCGCTGCGTTGCTGCGTTGCTGTCGTAGCTCGGGCGTATACTCGCGTACGTTGCCGCAGCTCTGGCTACAGTACGGTCCACGTAGCTGGTGTATGATACCGCATCGGGGACATGTTCTGGGTTCTCTCCGCTTTCTGCCCATGGTTTACCCCTATTGTCTAGAGTGCGATCACAGTTATTGCGAATACATTCTCATTCAGAGCATCACCACACATTGCCAGCCATGCTGATGCGATAGCCTGCTTCGTGACTAGCGGGCTGTACATGATGTGACAGACAACTGGGGAATACTATGCATCGACCCATCCAGTCAGAATCAACGTCCAGAGCTCGTTGAGCCAGACCCAGACCATTGCGTGTGCTGGCCCATACAAAGCCAAAGTAGCTTCGGTTTCGTACCTGACCCTCTAATACGCTGTCTGCTACGGGCCGCTTTTGTGGAGGAATGTTGATCCACAGCACCCAGCTCAGGCTGCCTTCGTGTACGTGCAGGGGATTGTATTCTCCGGGTTTAGCAAAGTTTATCCAGGGCTGCAGACCAGTTCTGGTTCGACAACCTTCGAAGTTCGGAGTCAATTCAGGGTCTGCATAGCTCTGCACCAGTTTCATGATCCAGGGTTCGATGCTCATCCACGTTGCCCAGGGTACGTCGTACTCGTGTTCGATCTGGCCCACCAGACCCTGACGTCGGGACTGCAGGCCAGCGAAGTTCTGTGCAATCTGTGCATTGCACCAGGTCTGCAGTGATCGTAGCATGCGTTGCGGCATGCAATCCTCAACCCATCCCAGGGTTTCCAAAAAATGTCTTTGCATGATGAATTTCCTCAAGGCATTGTTGATCACATGCTATGTCCTGAATGCTGCGAACATGCGTAGCATTGATGCGACAGTTAATGATGCCATTGTAGAATCTGTCAGGATGCAACAGCACATGGGCATCGAATTGCGTTTTTGCTTCCAGATAGCTCAGCACGCCCTTTGATCGTACCAGATAGACAATCTGTCTGTGAAAGCCATCCACGCCCAATCTGTCTCTGTCTGCGTGAACATGCGGATTTGATCCCCAGTATGCGCGCCAGTCTGACTCTGTGGTCATGCGCCGACGTCGACCTCCGACCATTCTTGTGCGGGTCTGCTTGAACAGCTTCTTGCCTATGTATCTTCGATCATCCCTGGTGTTGTGAATGACATACACAAAGCCCAACCAATCAGCAGCATCATCAAACAGCTGACCCTGGAACCGCCAGTCACTCTTCTTCGTCGGTTCTGTAGTCGTCATCGTCTATGCTTTCACCACAGAATGCACAGTACAGGGCTTCGTAGTATTCTTCGTTCATGTCCCAGCGCATTGTGTATTCGGCATCGCAATGCCAGCAATGGTAGCGTTTAACGGTCATGCTGCACAACCTCTATGTTGCAACGTTCTAGAAAATCCATGCCCCTGGTATCTCTGTAGGCCATGCCATAGATCACTCTTGTTATGCCGGCCTGGTACAGCAACTTGGCACAGTCCAGACACGGGGCATGCGTAACATAGCATGTTGCTCCGGATGCGCTTTCGGTTGATCGGGCCAGCTTGGCTATGGCGTTTGATTCTGCGTGCAGGACTTCGGGTCGGGTCTGCAAGGAACCATCGGGTTCAAGAGACTCACAATTGTTGTCCCAGCCAGCGGGCATGCCATTGTAGCCTATGCCAATGATGCGATCGTCTCGAACCAACACACAACCCACCTTCAAACGTCGAGCCGAGCTCAGGCCAGCATAGACATGTGCTGCCTGCATGTGAGCACCATCCCACTTAGTTGGCACGACTTCTCCGATCAACAAGGTCCATCCAGAGTGCGTTGATGTCGGCATTGGCTCCGAAACGTTCGGTAAACTGTCGTTCCAGGTGCTGACCATAGGGAGTGTCGTGTGCGCCGTTCATGCGGCCCATGGCAACATCGTTGATGATGATGTCATCGATTTCCTGTTGTTTGATGTTGTCAGACGAAGGCCAGAGATTTTTTGGACAGCTGGCCCAGGGTACCAGGGCCTTCATTTGGATCACACAACCACAGGCCTGGCATTGTGACATGCCCAGGGCCAGAGGTCGATATTCAGGACAGGTGCTACAGATTTTAAGACGTTCATCAACAAAACTCATGTTCATCCTTACCAGGTATGTAGGTTAGCGCGTCGCCAGGTATTGCTGGCTATGCACACATAGAAATAATTACCATCAAATCTTACTTCGCCAGCTGTACCAGCATCGCCCGTAGTAGCTGGAGCTGCCAGGGTGGTTATGCTGTTGATGTTGTTGGCGCTGGTGGGTATGCTGGTGTATACATTGGTGACCCAACTATTTAGGTTGCCGATGTTACTGCTGTTGGAACTAGTCCAGGCGTTTAGGTTACCGATGTTGGTACTATTAGAGCTAGTCCAGGCATTTAGGTTACCGATGTTGCTGCTGTTGGAGCTAACCCAACTATTAAGGTTGCCAATGTTGGTACTATTAGAGCTGACCCAGGCATTTAGGTTACCGATGTTGGTACCAACATTACCCCATACACGATCATCAGTGTAGTACAGGTTAGCACCTTCGGCAACGCCAGTGGTGGTTATGGTTCTTAGCCAAGTGTTTATGTTGCCAATGTTGGCACTATTATTACTGGTCCAGGCATTAAGGTTACCGATGTTGGTGCTATTGGAACTTACCCAACCGTTGATGTTGCCGATGTTGCTGTTGGTTGTACGCAGCCAGCTGTTGATGTTGCCAATGTTACTGCTGTTGGAACTAGTCCAGGCGTTTAGGTTGCCAATGTTACTGCTGTTGGAACTAGTCCAGGCGTTTAGGTTGCCAACATTGCTATTAGTAGTACGCAGCCAGCTGTTGATGTTGCCAATGTTGCTGCTGTTGGAGCTGACCCAGCTATTAAGGTTACCAATGTTGGTACCTACATTGGCCCATACTCGGGTATTGGTAAAGTATAGGTTAGCCCCTTCGACCAGATCCGTAGTAGTAAAGTTATCTATTAAAGTAACTCTGCCATGAACGTGATTAAGTTCTAGGTTGGCAAAATTAAAACTGATGCTGGATGTGTCCACAAAGTTTTGTGGCATGTTGGTAAGATTGGCATAGAGTTTCCAGCGTCCGTCGGCACTGGCATCTCTGAACAATCCACTGTAACGTGTACCAGAGCTGACATATTCTCCATGTATGCCCAGATCATAGGTATCGCTGGGATTGCCATCGCCAAAGATAATGCTGGGATCTTGAACGTTCAGGATATTTGCTTCGAAGTTAGCTGCTGCACCCAGGACATTAAGATTGCCCGTAATGGTAACATTGCTAAACTGTACGTCTACCTCAGGGTCGACGTTCTGGCTGATTCTTATCTGACCTGTGACATTGTTGTACAGTACACCCGTACCAGCAAAGATATTGGTTCTGACTCTAGCAACAGTATGATAGAGATTGGCTGTACCTTCTCGCAGTGCATCTGTGGTGTGGTTGGCTATGTTGCTGACCCTACCATCTAGGTCGCCTATGAATAAGTTGGCTCTGATGTTGCCTGTGGTGTCTGATCTAAGTGCTACGTTACCATTGTATTTTATTTCTAGTTGTGCCCCGGTATCGTGAAACGACGTAGTACCAATGTACAAACTATTGCCGCTTAGATAAAGGTCTCGCCAACGATGCGTTGCATTGCCCAGATCATGCACATTATCGGTTGCGGGCATGATGTTGCCAGCAGCCCAAAGATTGTCTACATAAACACTGTCAACATGTATGTTGCCCCAGGTCTGTGACACTGAACCAAGGTTATACGTGCTGCTTACATCTGGTAGGATGTCGCTGTTTACATCGGCACCTAGGGTAAAATTATCCGTAGTGGCATCACCCAGGATGATGTTGCCACCGACAGTCAGGAACCCATAGATGTTGGCATTGCCCAGCACTTCGATGCTTTCCTGAACAGTCAAGTTGCCTTGCACTGTACTGATGGTAAAGGCATTGCCTGATATCCACTTCCTAAGAGCGCCGCTCCAGATCAGCAATTCTCCATTGCCAGGATATCGAACCGTATTAATGTCTACATCGTCCAGGTCCCATAGGAACTGAGCACCGCCACCGCCGATGTTTTCGGCTAGTTGACGTTGTACGCGATCCACAAACTGTCTATAGTGATCGCGGAGCTGCTGGAAGGTAACAAACTTTTTGTCTAGGTCGCGAGTGTCTACGCCTAGTCCGGCATTGATGCCTGCAATGTCCGTAGGGGCAGCTTCATTGAGTAGTTTGGTCTTTTTCTTGAGATCACTGATGGATTGGTTGGCAGTCTCTTGCAGTTTCTGCATCAATCTATCAGCATGAGCATCCAAACGATCCGAACTGGTGCGTACGTGTTCATAGATTACATCGTTATGCTCGGTCTTGGCATCAATGTCAGCCAGCATGCCTTCGACTTCTTCAACGCGTTTGATGATGCGGTCATAGCGATCTTCGAACAAGGTATCACCGTCGATGCGAGACTGTTCTCGTTCTAATAGCATTTTACCATCGGTAATGACCTTGGCTACCTGGGCCTTGAGGTCACGATGTGAATCCTGTATGCGAGTATTTTGTTCTAATAGAGTCTTGCTCAGACTCTTTATTTCCTGTTCAACCAAACCAACATGCTCATCGATTCTGGCATCCAGGCGAGGTATGTGAGTGGTTAGTTCTTGGATGCGTGCTACGGATTGTGCATGAGCTTCGGTGCCTTGATCCAGTCCCTGACCTAGTGCATCTAGCTCTTGCTTGAGTGTGGTAATGTTGCCTACAATGTGCGTGACCTGCTCGTCCAGTACCTCAGCATGTTCGTGGTTGGCCTTTTGAATGTTCTCCAACACCTTGCCTAGCTCTGCGGTGGCTACATCATGTGCTAGATTGCTTTCAGTAAGCTCTTTGTTTAGATCATCATAGCGCTTTTCTATGTCCTGCAGATTTTCTTGCAGGGTGGTAACATTGCGCAAATTCTCATCCAGAGCTTCCAGGGCTTCCTGGTAGCGAGCATTGGTTGAACGTTCCAGCACCAGGCTGGTGTCCAGCATGTCCTGTTTGAACTCTAGTATTTCCTTGGCCAACTTGACCACATTGCCATCGATGTCGTCTATGTGCTGACCCAGAGCCACTGCGGCTTCTTGAGTGGCATTGAGATTGTCATAGATGTCTAGCTTTTTGAGATAGTCGACATCCTCGGCTACGTGCTCCAGTTTGGTCTTCATGGGACCAAGATCGGCACGGTCTTCTACGGCCTGGCGCAGATCCAGAAGCTTCTGTTCCTGGGTCTCAAAGTGATTGATGATGCGGAGGTTTTGCTGGTCAACGGCTTCGTCGACCAGCTTCTGTAGACTGGTGGTCTTGGTGGTTAGAGTACGAAAACTTTCTCGGATGGCCTGCACTTCGGTATTGACCTGGCGAGCAATTTCTTCTCGCAAGGGTTCTATCTGACTGAGCAGGGCCACCATGGCGCCTTTGAATTCGCCTTCTTTGACTACATGCTTGAGATCTTCACGGATCTTTTCAATCTCAGCACTCATGAGCAGCATCTTGCCCAGGTTCTCGTTTACAACTTCCAGGCTACGGGCATAGCTCTCGAGCACTGCCGGATCATGCGCCTCGGACTTGGCTTCGGAATTAAAGGCTATGAATTTTTTTAGATCCATGTTAGCATTCCAGATATGGGTATATTAGTTTATTTATCTGGTACAACTTTGCCCGATCTAGGCTGCACGCCCCCAGACGTCCGACCAATCGCCACTCAGGGCACCCTTGGCATAGTCCGTAGCACGGTTTTCAAAGAAGTTAGTATGTGTGGGAGCATTGATCATTTCTTCGACCCAAGGCAAGGGATTCTTCTTAACCTTCATGATTCCCTTAAGGCCCAGGCTAATAAGGCGACGGTCAGCAATATAGCGGATGTAAGATTTAACGTCACTACGGTCCAGATCAGCCATAGGTGCCACGCCAAATGCCAGGTCAATAAACTTATCCTCCAGATCCACCATCTTAGTGGCAATGGTATAGATTCGAGATTTAAGATCGTCATTCCAGATCTCTTTGTTTTCTTCGATGTAGGTACGGAACAGTTTGATCATGTTCTCGGTGTGCTGTGTCTCATCCACAATGCTCCAGGTCACTATCTGACCCATGCCACGCATGACTCCGTGGCGAGGAAAATTAAGCAGCATGATAAAACTACTAAAGAGCTGCATGCCTTCCGTAAACGCGCTAAATGCTGCGATGTGTGCGGCTGTAGATTCCTTAGTACCATTTTTCGAGCTGAGATCCAGAAGGTAATCATGCTTTTCCTTCATCTCTGAATATTGCAGGAATTCATTGTAGGTGGTATCGGGCATGCCCAGGCTCTCGATGAGATGACTATAGGCAGCAATGTGCAGGGCTTCCCGAGCCGCAAAGCCCAACAGCATCATTCTTACTTCGGGCTGAGGAAAGTAGGGCAGATAGTTTTTAACATAGCCACCGGCTACGTCGATGTCGCCCTGCGTAAAGAAACGAAAAATGTTGGTCAGGAACTTGCGCTCGTGTTCGTTGAGGCGATTTTTCCAGTCCTTGACATCTTCCAGCATGGGTACTTCGGTATGCAGCCAGTGACTCTGTTCATGGGCTAGCCAGGCTTCATAGGCCCAGGGATATGTAAAGGGTTTGAAATACTGTCTTTCGTCTGTAAGTTTGAGTCTATCTTTCTTGGGAGCCATTGCGTTCTCTATTAGTGTTCCAGTGTGGTTGTAGTCTGCCAGGAACCCATTCAGGACCTGGCGGTTCAGTACTCATCTTAGTTGTGATGCCGTTGTTATACCAGGTACGACCCTGGGTATTCTTGTTTCCTTTCATCCGAGCTGCCAAAGCACGTTTATGCTCATCGGTACTAACTGCTGCTAATTGCCGGGCTCGTGCTGCTGGGTCTGACATGGGATTATACTTAGTCATGCGCTCTGACATAGCTGCCTTGACCTCGTCGCTAAAGGGATCTATTCCCTTTCGTTTGTCATACCCTCCAGACTCTTTTCTCCTTTTGATCATCTGGCGATGCTGTTCTTGTCTCTCTGGAGTTTGCCACAGAGCTTTCATTCTTTCACTAATGCCTTTACGTCCAGACTCATCATGTATTATACCAGGTGCTAGGTTTCGATTGATATACTTCTCTAGAAAAGCGTCACGACCCAACTTACGATATAGCTGGCTCAGATAACGTCTTTCTAGTATTGCTGCTCTGGGATGTTCTCGGATCAACCTTACTATAAAGTTGCTATAGTTATCCTGAACATACTTGCAACTTGATAGATATCGGTTACCTAGGTCAGCGGGATCGGCGTTACGATTATACTGGCATCCTATATAAAGTCTGCCAGTAGTCGTTTCTTCTAGTACGTACATATAGGGCTTGGCCATGTTTCCTCCAGGTTACATAGTATATATAATATTATGATCCTTGGCTCAAGCATGACTTCGATATGCAAACAATACTATCTAGGAGGCATTTTGGATGAACTCTAGGAATTGTTGTTCTTTTAATACACCGGTATGTCTTTTTACTTCGCCATTCTCATCGATGATGATCATGGTGGGTACTGAGGTTACTTTGTAGCTTTTTACCAGATCAAATTTTTCGTCTATGTCTATTTCTTCGATGGGTATGGTTACTCTAGAACCTAAATTCTTTATGATGCTGTTCTGCGTCTTGCAGGGCCCGCACCACTCGCCGTAAAACTTAAGTAGTTTCATCCCGCGCCTCTATGTTGGTTAGTTTTTCTTCTTGGATCATCTTAATAATATCCTTGGTTAAACGCAGTTCGCGCTCAACCCAATACATTTTCTCCTGCAGCTCGGCTAGCTTTTCCTTGTAAAAAGCCAGCTCTCTTTCTTTTTGTTCTTTGAGTTCATAGACATCTTTTAAAAGAACAATCTTACTCATGATTTATCCCTCACATGCTAGGCAGTCAGTCCCTTCGGCCAGAGCCTTCATATCTATCTCTTGAATTACCTGTCTTTCGATGCGCTTAGAGACTTTATCAGCTTTGCCAATCTTCTCTGAGCGGCAGTAGTAAAGCGTTTTGAGTCCTTGCTTCCATGCCATGAAATGTACTGCATGTATGTATTTGATGTTTGAGTCGGGTCTGAAAAAGAGATTGACACTTTGCGCTTGATCAATATGGGTCTGGCGATCAGCGGCATGTTGTATGACCCATCTTTGGTCAATTTCCATGGAAGTCTTGAAAACATCTTTGGTCCAGTCGTCAAGGAACTCCAGATGTTGAACACTTCCATCGTTGGCGATGATACTTGACCAGATTTCGTTGTAGTCCAACTTAGCATCGGCATGACATTTTTCCTTTATAATATAATCTAACCACTTATTCTTATTCAGAAAAGCACCTGAAAGAGTGTCTTGTCTATAAGCATTAGCACGATAAGGTTCAATGGAGGGACTAGTGTTGCCCATAATAATGGAACTTGAAGCATTAGGAGCAATGGCAAGCATGTGGCTAAAACGCTTACCTGTACCAACAGCATCAGGAGCCTCGCCTCTTTCTTTTCCCAGTTCGATATTTGCATGATCTAATCCTTCACGAATATGTTTGAACATCTGTTTGTTTTTACTTACAGCCAAGGCTGATTCGAACGGGACTTGTACTTTTTGGAGGTAAGCATGAAATCCTAGGGCTCCAATGCCAATAGAACGTTCACGGCTAGCAGAGTAAACGGCTCGGGAAATGGAACTAGGTGCGTGATCAATGAAATATTGTAAAACATTATCAAGCATCTCAGCAACATCACGGAGGAACTGTTTATTGTTTTTCCACTCATCATAGTACTCTAGGTTTACTGAACTCAGACAGCATACAGCCGTGCGATCCTTGTCTGTTGGCAGGATGATTTCGCTGCATAGATTGCTTTGTTTGATGCTCAGTCCTAGTTTCTTTTGAAACTCTGGCATGTGTCGATTGCTGGTATCAATGAAATGCAGATAGGGTTCACCGGTGTGCATTCTGAGTTCTAGAATGGTTTGCCAGAGCTGACGAGCACTTACGGTTTCTCGTATTTCGCCATTGTTGGGATCACGCAGATGCCAGCTGTCATCGGCCGTTGGATCCATCATGCATCGTTCAACGATGTGCATGAAATCGTCGGTGATGTTGATGCCATGATGCAGATTAAGCGCTCGCATGTTGGGATCACCCGTAGGCTTTCTCATGTCCAGGAACATATGAATATCAGGGTGAGATATGTCCAGATAAGCAGCATATGAGCCACGACGTGTTCGGCCCTGTCTGTAGGCAAGCGAGCTAGCATCATATGTGCGTAGATGAGGCATAACGCCAACAGACTTATCATCAGCACTACGAATACCGATGCCAATGCCTATGCCTCCGCCGAGCATGCTGAGCCAGTTGACCTCTGATAGAGTATCGACCAGACCTTCAGCACTATCATCCAGATAAGGTAAAAAGCAACTGATAGGGAGACCACGCTTTGAACGTCCAAATGATAGTATGGGAGTGCTATAGCTAAGCCAATGCTTAGAGCTATAATCATAAAGACGCTGACTGTGCTCTGGATTACTTCCAAACGCTGCTGAGACATATGCAAATCTTTCCTGTGGACTGTTTTCTTCTTCAC